AAGAATATAATGAAGGGTTGTTGGCAAGAGGCTATAAAGCCTCAGCCAACTCTTCACATCTTAAAGGTTTAGCAGCAGATATAGCTTGCACTAATAGTGCTGCAAGACATATAATAGTAAGTGCATTATTAAAAGTAGGTTTAAACAGAATAGGTATCGCAGATACATTTATTCATGTTGATAATGACTCTTCTAAACCTGCTAATGTAATTTGGACCTATTAAACATAGTAGTCTCTTAAACGTAGTACATGATAGATAAAAAGCCTTTTAGAGAAACTAAGCTTGGTAAATTCCTTTTGGGAAGTAAGTCTTCTATGGGAGAAGCTATAGGTGATTTATTGCCTGATAGAGGTTTATTAGGTGTTGTTAAGAAACTAATAGATACAGACCCTGATTTAACTGCAGATGAGAAAGAACAGGCTCATAGGCATTTAGTTGACATGTACGACATAGAGGTTAGGGATAGAGAGTCTGCAAGAAGGAGAGAGGTTAATTTAAGAAGGTATGGTACTGATTGGATGTTTAATGCAACAGGTGTTGTGGGTTTGCTTTCCTTTGCCTTCTTAGTATATACTGTTGTTACTACTGAAGTACCTTCCTCTAATAAAGAAATATTTATACACCTATTAGGTATAGTAGAAGGTGTTGCCTTAAGTATATTTGGATATTACTTTGGGTCTGCTAAAAAAGAGAATAAATAACTTCTTCCCTAAACAACTCTATCGCAACAGCAGTTCCTTCTGATTTGAACATACTTATCCTATTGTATTTTATAAAATAATTTACTTCTACTTCTTTATTCGCCTCCGTTTGGACTACGGCTCTAAAGATTAATTAAAAGCCTTTCTTTTATTTTGTAAAGTTACAGGTTTTTTTTGACATAATCAAGTTTATAACTTATGTAGTTATTAACAATTAGATTGTATTGATTATTATATATTTGTTATATGGATAAGGAAGACGTAAAAAGAATAGCCGAAGACTTTAATAAAAGTATAAAGGAAAGGATAGAACTTCTTTTAGAGGCTGATACCAACATGTACACTAATTTAGGGTTGGATTCAACTAAGTCAGAAAAAGAAGAGGTAAAAAAAAAGAGTAGAGTAATATACAGAGCTATTAAGGATTTAGATAATTCTATAGGTTCTCAATTACTTTACTATCAAGACAAATAATATGACTAAGGAAGAACTTCAAAACTGCGAAGGATTGACATACCTAACATGGGATATGTTTGATTCCCCTGATTCAAAGGGAAGTGGTTTTAGGTTCATGGAGAGAGAGCCTGTACTTATATTAGATGCTATAGTAAGAAAGACACAAGCTGTTATGAATGTAGAGCTTGGTTATGTATCTAAGCCTTATGCTGATAAGATGGGTTTAGTTTCTACAGATAGCCACAGAGTTGGAAAGGCTGTAAGATTAAGGTGTGTAGGTCATAAAAAAAGAATGGTTATAATAAAAGCATTAATTGAATTTGGTATTGAAAGGATAGCTGTTAATAGAGAGACAGTTTATTTCGATACAGATGATTTGAAAGATAGAGCATTTTACCTTTGGTGAAATTAAAATATTAGATATGAATTTGTCTTTGTATCTTTGTATTTGTCTGATTTGTTTATGTTAGAAAGAGGGGTTGGTGAAAGCTAACCTCTTTTTTTATATGTTAAAGTTTTGTTAAAATACTTGACTTGTATTTATTTAATATATATGTTTGTTTCATATTAATCATTAAAACATTTATAACATGACTACAAATTGGTACTTAGGAGAGACAAAGAACTATGACAGATTTAACTTTGTTTCTACAAACAGAGACATTAACAACGCTAACTTAAAGAAGATTGAAAGCTCTATTTTAGATATAGGTGTTCAGATTCCTATTGTTGTTAATCAAAATTATGACATTATTGAAGGGCAGCATAGATTTATTGCTCTTAGGAAAAACAAGATGGTTGTTCCTTATGTAATGTCTAAAAATGCATCTGAGAATTTTATTGCTAAACTGCAAGAGAGTAAAAGATGGACTGCAGAAGACTTCTGTAGAAGATTAGCTACTAAGGGAGATATAGATTGTCAATTAGCATTAGATACGGCTGAAAGGTGGAGTAAGTTAACTAACAAGAAAATGGCTATTATTAGGTCTTTAGAATTGTTAATGTGGTCAAAAACTTGTTCAGGCATTAAAAGAACTTTAAAAGAAAACAAGTATAAAGTTAATTTAGAGTGTGCAGAAAATGTGTTTGATGCTGTGCAGATTATGAATAACTATGAAATGAACACTTCCCCATATTCAAATAAAATAGTTAGGAGTCTTAAAAGTCTTTATTATATATATAATGGATTAGATTTGCAAGTTATAGAACACATGGTTAAAAATAACTATATAACAGCATATTCAAATGATGCAGAGCAAAACGCTTATATGAAAAAAATATATAGTAGGTCATTAAAATCAGTTAAGTAATATGAGTAAGTTAGTAGAACCTTGGTGGGATATGGGATTAAACCCTATAACAGGTATGAAAACAGAAACAAGGGGTGATAGTCGTTATGGCACAACTCAAGACGAAAAAAAGTATAGCGATGCTTACCCTATATTAGAAATAAAATCAACATAATTATGAGCCACAATCTATTAAGTTACAAAGAAGCAAGGATAGAAGCTTTATTACAAGAAATTAATAAGCTTGAATTAGAGAATGAGAAACTCACTACATTCATATTTGAATTATGTGATAAGGATTGCCCTGAAGATTATAAAAAAGTAGTTCAGTCAGATGTATTCAAGAGATAGTTACTTAAATATGTTTATGGAACTAAACAACATTCTAAAGGATGGTTTAGCTAAAGACCCTAAGAATAAGGTTGTGAAAAACATGATAAGCCTAAATGACAGAATGTTTTACTTTACTAATCAAATCTTTAATAAGCAAGACTCTATAGAGATGGAGAATAGATTACTCTATAAAAAACTACATGATGTGCAAGTTGAGTTGGAGACTTTAAAGATGAAATGCAATAAAAATTAAACAAAAATTTTTTTATTAACAATAAATACACTATTTTTACACAAACATTAAATTTACAATTATGGCAAAACAAACAAAACCAAAGACAGAAGAACTAACTTTCCATGAGAGAGTTATAGCCGTACAAACCGAATTAAAAGCTCCTAAGAGCCAATATAATTCTTTTGGTAAGTATAGCTACAGAAATCAAGAAGACATCTTAGAAGCCGTTAAACCACTCTTAAACACCTATGGTTTATCACTTACAATTACAGATGAGATTAAAGAAGTAGGTGGATTAGTATTTGTTGAAGCAAGAGTTATATTACATTCTCCTGATGGAAGTGTAGAAGCTAAAGCTCAAGCAGGTATAGACCCAAACAGAAAAGGAATGGACATTGCACAAAGCTTTGGTAGTTCTTCTTCTTATGCAAGAAAGTACGCTCTTAATGGTCTTCTACTTATAGATGACACTAAAGATGCAGATGCAACAAACACACACGACAAAGGTCAAGCTACTACTTTGGTAAAGAAGGCTTGGTTAAATGAAGGAACTCCTGAGTTTGCAAAGGCACAGGCATATATCAAAGCAGGGAATAGCATTGCTGATATAAAGAAGAAATATAGCATATCAAAAACAGTAGAAGCTAAGTTATTAGCATAATTATTAATTAAATTTTATTACAAATGGCAAGTTTATTAAGCGTAAGCATTGATGTAGCATCTCTTCCAAAAGAGAAATTCACAAAAGCAAAGAATGGAAAAGTTTACTACAACTTTACAGTAGCAGTTAACGATGAAAGTAAGTATGGAAACAATGTTTCTGTATTTGATTCACAAACACAAGAAGAGAGAGAAGCTAAGAAACCTAAAGAATACTTAGGTAATGGTAGGGTGTTTTGGACAGATGGAAATGTAGTTTTGGCGGAGAAAGATGATTCTGCTCCTGCAGCCAAATCAGCCCCTGTATCTGTAGATGATAGTGGTTTCCCATTTTAATTAAGTGTTGATGATTGGGGGAGGGTAACGCCTCCCTCTTTTATTTTAAGATATAAACAAAGACAAAAGACATGACAAATGAATATACTAAGAAAGATTTTGAGTTATTTGAAAAGATTGATAAAGAGTGTAGAGTTGACCCCTTTCAAAAGGTAGAGTACCCTCCTGTGGCATTATCCATGGGTGAAGCTACGATGGGTGGTAAATCATATCCAATACCGCTTGGAACTTATGGTAACTTCAGCTTTGTGTATGGACCGCCTAAAACTCGTAAAACATTCCTTATATCACTAATGAGTAGTGTTTATTTGAATGATGATGTTACATTTGCAGGAGGTATGAAGGGGCATAGAGAAGGTAGAGGTTTGTTACACATAGATACAGAGCAAGGGAAGTTCCATGCAGCTAAAGTGTTTAAGAGACCTTTTGAAATATCAGGGAAAGATAATTTTGATAACTACAATACCTTTGCTCTTAGGCAGTATAGTTATAAAGAGAGGTTAGCTTTTATAGATTATTATTTGTATAATAAGGCAGAAAATTTGGGGTTATTAATTTTAGATGGTGTTGCGGATTTATGCTCTGATGTAAACAATATAGAAGAATCATCTGCTGTAGTTCAGTACTTAATGAAATGGACTCAGGAGTTAAATATACATATAATAACAGTTATACATAGTAATTTTGGAAGCGATAAGCCAACAGGACACTTAGGTAGTTTCCTTGAGAAAAAGACAGAGACTCAAATATTGTTAGAGCAAAACACTAAACATCCAAACATGGTTACTGTTAAGTGTAAAAGAAGTAGGAGTTTCCCATTTGAAACATTTTCATTCACAGTTAATGAATTTGGATTGCCTCAAGTAGTTGGAGACTTATACGACCCTTTAGAAGGAATGAATTTTGTTAAAGTAGTTTAATATATGAGAAGAAGTAAAAGTAAGAAGAGAGGTCCTGTACAATCTAAAAAGATAAATTATGATGGAATTACTTTTGCTTCAGGTCTTGAGCGGTATATGTATATGGCTCTAAAAAAAGCTAAGATAAAGGCTAAATATGAAGGTGAGCAGTTTGTTCTTATAGAGGGTTTTGATTTACCTAATGAATCCTATGAGAGACAATCTAATGGCAAAGGAGAATACAGAAACAGAGGTTCTAAGAAGGTTCTACCAATTAAATACACACCTGACTTTATAGGAGATGGATTTATTATAGAAACTAAAGGTAGGGCTAATGAGAGCTTCCCAATAAGATGGAAGTTGTTTAAGAAGATTATATCCGACAAATACCCCGATTATGTCTTATATAAACCACAAAACCAATCAGAGTGTGATAGGACTATTGAATTAATAAAATCAACCAAACCAAAATAATATGTTAGTAGTAAGTTTTGAGGCTTTGTATGGTCTTGTATTAGGAATTGATTATGTAATGGACATAAACCCTGATGGGGTAGATGATTTTGAAGATTTTCAATATGATTTATTGAGATTTCATTTTCTCATAGTAGCCATGTACATTCTTGTTAAAAGAGATAGATAGTATATGTTAGAGCTGTTGGCTAAAGAACACACTTTGTGGATTAAGATGGTTGTCAATATGGGCTGCTCTAAAGATGTGGCTGAAGATATTGTGCAAGAGATGTATATAAAACTACATAGGCTTATCAAAGATGAGAATAAGATTATGTATAATGATGAGGAGGTTAATAGGTTCTATGTGTTTGTAACATTAAAGAACCTATATGTAGACTATAGAAAGGCTAAGGGTAAATATAACTTTTTTGAGTTTGATGAGAGGGATGATGTTATAGATGATGAAGACTCAACTGATAGAGATGAAGCTTTTAGTAATCTAATGAATAGCATTACAGAAGAGATAAACTCTTGGCATTTGTATGATGCTAAATTATGTAACACTTACTTTAAATCTAATTTGTCTTTGAGAGACATATCTACAGGAAGTAAAATAAGTTTAACATCTATATTCAACTCTGTAAGGAATTACAAGAAGATACTTAGAGACAAGTTTGAGGAAGATGTTATGGATTTTTATAATGAAGACTATCATTTAATTAATAAAACTAAAAAGTAAAATCATGGAAGAATTTAAAGGAGACAAAAGAACTAAAGCTTACAAGGAGTGGAAGGCTGCCTTTGAAGCTAAACAAGCTGAATCATCTGAGGGTGTTGGAGACACCATTGAGAAGATTACAGAAGCTACAGGAATTAAGAAAGCTGTTAAGTTTTTAGCAGGAGAGGACTGTGGATGTGATGCTCGTAAGAAGAAGCTAAATGAGATGTTTAGATACACTAAGCCTGAGTGTTTGACTGAAGATGAGTTTAATTACCTAACAGAGGTGTTTAGCGTAGGAAACACAACCATACCTTCAGCTCAACAAATGAAAATGATAAACATATACAATAGGGTGTTTCATCAAAACAAACAACCATCATCATGTGGTAGATGCTTTATGTCTACATATAATGACCTTAAAAAATTAATGAACGAATATAAGTAGATGGATTTATACCAATCAAACATACCTAAATATATTTACTCAAAACTAAATAAAGACTCTAAGCTATCAAGGAAGTTTAGGTCATCCAATGTAGGTAAATGCACTCAGCTATTTGATAATTATTATCATAGTGTTTCGGGTGATATAACCAAGAGCGGATGGAGTGAGTTTTATTTAAAGGGTATTCATATAGGCATACTTGATGAGATAGTTAATTATATTGTTGAAGAACATAGTTGCTCTGAGGATTATGCTAAAGATTATGTTTACTTTAGAGTTGTAGGTCAAACTTGGAATGGAATGGCTAAGGAGCAACATTTAATTGAGATATTAAGTAGGGAGTTCTTAAATGTAGATTTTATTAAGACTAACTATGAATTAGATGAACAATATTTTACAGATTGGGAGGCTTATTCCAATGATAAGTTATTATTTGGAATACAGATAAAACCTATAAGTTACAAGAAAATGAACACTCCTTATCAGTTGCAGGCAAAGGAGAATCATAAAGCTCAAGCTAATGCTTACAGGGAGAAATATGAAGTACCTCACATAGTAATCTATTATGATGGAGATGATTTCTACGACAGAGATTATGTTTTTAATCAAATAAACACTATTTTAGCAATGAAAATTAATGTAATAACTTAAACGATTATGGAAGAAACAAAGACAGAAGAACAGCAGGTAAGCCCTGTTCACTTGGAGTATCTAAAATCTATGCTTGTAGGTCAGTTATGGTTAGAGGCTAACGATAGACTTGCCATGACAACCACTTACAGACATAAGATAAAGCAGACTTACAATAGGCTTAACAATGACTTAGAAGAGCTTATTAAGGATGGCTATAATCAAATATACTCTACAGACCCACAGATGGTAACAAACATACTAAACTCAATAGAATCCCTTATAGATAAAATTAAGGATGGTAGTATTGATGACTTGGTTATGATGAACGCAGTTATAGAAAAGTATAATGAAAACAGAGAGTGGTTTATTGAACATGGCTCTGCAGAATTTTTAAGGATAGATTAATATGAGAGGTAACGCAATACATTATGAAGCTACAGGAGATTATGATGTAATAGACTTCTGTCAGCATTACAAACTAAACTTCAATAGGGGAAATGTAGTTAAGTATATAGCAAGAGCAGGTAAGAAAGATGATGAGCTTCAAGACCTGTATAAAGCTAAGGACTACATAGAAAGAGAGATAGCTTATGTAAAGGAGCTTAGGAACCAAGAAACTAAAGACTTTAAGGAGGGACATATTAGTCCTTACAATTACAACTATAAAGATAGATAATATGCCATTACCTAAACCAAAACCAACAGAGAAGCAGAAGGATTTTATGCTAAGATGTATGTCTAATCCTACAATGAATAAGGAATATCCAAGGCAAGACCAACGACTCGCCGTATGCTACACTAAATGGAGGGACAGATAGTCTCTCCTTTTTTTTGTTTTGTATTTGGTTATTAACAAATAATGTTTATATTTGTACTTATAAACTTTTAAACAGATACAAAATGGAAGAATTTGAAATTGATTATGGAGATTTATTATTCACCGTATTAGGTGATTATGAGCCTGAAGAAGAGGGCAGCTACTTTGAACCCTCCTATAGGGATAGGTTTAATATTAAGGGAGTGTACTTAGGCGATGCCTGCGTAGACTTTATGTTAAACTCAGCTACAACAGAAGAATTGGAACAAAAAATAATAGAAAGATACTACAGATGATTACATTATTAAACGGAGAACAATGGCAGGAAAAAGACATACTAAAAAAGATGTTGCATGACCCATTTTATTATGGACACTTAGGCAAACATGCTTTAAGTAGTTCATCATTAAAAAAACTAATAGAGAGTCCTAAAGCTTATGAAAAGTCATTAAGATTTAATAGTAATGCACAGCCACTTAGAGATGGTAGGTTGGTCCATTTAGCGGTGTTAGAAGAGCATAGGTTAGATGAACTTGTTGTTGTTGATAGTACAAAAGCAGCAAAGGCTTTTAAGGATGCTACTGCCGAGCATGGTAAAGAAACTGTCTATACTAAATCAGAGATGGATAATGCCTATTGGATATCTAAGGCTGTTAAGGATTGTGATTCTGCTGCAGAGTTATTAGATGGTTGCACATTTGAAGAACCTGCTATAAAGATGATAGATGGAATAGCTATCAGGGGTAAGGCGGATGCAAAAAAGAACTCTACTATTATTGACCTGAAAACGACAAGTGGTGGAATAGATAAATTTAAGTGGAGTGCTAAAAACTTCTCTTACGACCTTCAGGCTGCTTTATATTTAGAGTTGTTTGATGCACATGACTTTATATTCCTTGTGGTAGACAAGGACACTAAAGATATAGGTATCTTTGAATGTAGTGGAGAATTTATACAAAAAGGGTATGATAAGATAGAAAGAGGTATATACACATATAAACACTTCTTTTTAGATAGCGACCCTAAAGATTCTGTACGTAATTATGTAACACATGATGTACTTTAAAACGTACATATTATCTACCTTAACCTCTATAATGTCTATACTTAAAGTTGTAGAGACAAATAACAATCCTGATTCAATAGGAGATGGTGGTAGGTCATATGGCATCCTACAGATACAGAGAAGCGTTCTAAGCGATGTTAATAGGGTTTATGGCACTAACTACCAACACGAGCAGATGTTTTCTGAGGAGGTCTCTGAAGAAGTATTTAGGCTATACATGTGTTATGGTAGAGAAGTGTTCCTAAAGAAGCATTGTAGATTCCCTACTGAAGAGGAGATGGTTAGGATGTGGAATGGTGGCATATATAATGGCTACAAGTACAGGCAAACAAAAAAGTATTATAAAAAGTATTTAGATGTCAAAAAAGGTAGATAAAAAGAATATTGCAGATGAGTATTACTATATGACTCTATATGATTTAGCTAATGACGCAGACATCAGAGATATACTTATGGCTTTAAAAGACTATGAGAGTAAGGAGATGTATGAAGAGTGTGCGGGTATGTATAGAGCTATAAAGACATATAAGTTTGTAAGTGATTTTTATAAGATAACAGAAAGAGGTAATTTAACAGATAAGATAGATTTTATTAGCGATGATAGAACAGAAGACAATTAAACAGGCAGAGTTAGAACTTAAAGACAAGTTAAGGAATAGAATAAATTTAGAGAAGATAAAGCAGTTTGTAGATAGATACTATGGCATCAGTATAGACAAAAACACAAGAAAGGATGAGTACATAAGAGCAAGGACTATGTACTACTTTTTAAGCAGAGAATACACCTCTAAAGGACTATCAGATATAGGTTGTGTTTTAGATAAGGACCACGCTACTGTATTACATAACTTAAAGAATAATCATGTCTTTTATATTGAGCATGATGAAGAATATAAGAACGGTTTAGCATCTTTTCATGACTACCTTATCAAATATGTAGATATGTTAGACTCTGAAGTTGACTATAAACATGATTTAGATGTAAAAGCCATCAAAGAATCTGTTTTATACATTGAAAATACAAAATTAAGAGAAGAATTGACAATAATTAAGGCAGAATATGATATTTTGAGTAGAAATGCTAAAATTTCATCAGTTTTGAGCAATATTGTGAACAAAATACCCGAAAACAAGTTACCATTAGTAGTAGAAAGGTTAGAAGCTATGGTAAAAATGTTATAACATGCCGAGAAAGCTAAAAAAACCAACTTACACACCTACAACTGAAGAATCTGAGGCTCACAGGTGGTGTATGAAGAACAATTATGTTATTTATCCTGTAGAGTTAAGTCCAATGTCATCAAATTACAAAATTCATATTGAACTTGGGCATAAACATGCGGTTTTAGAGGAAACATACACAGCTTCTACCCTTTGGAGTGCTTTTTTTAAATTATGTGTAAGGATAAAGGAAAAACAAACTAAAAATGCCAAAACCTAAGAAAAACATAGCAGCAATGAAGAATCAGAAGCCTACAGATGGTAGGAAGAACAACAAAAGGCAACAATCTAAGCAAGAGACAAGGGAGATAGTTAAGAAAGCTAAATCTATGACCCCTGCTCAACTAAACAACGCTAAAAAGGATAGAGTGTCTGCATATGCTTTGAAAGCTATGAAGAAAGTCTTTGGCTCTGAAGCAGAAGCTTGGGAGACATTAGCAGAGAAGGCTAAGGAAGGTTCATTTGCTCACCTAAACCTCCTTTGGCAGTATAAGTATGGTAAACCTATAGATAAGGAAGCAAGTAATAATGTAGCTAAGTCAAATGCACCTGTTATAAACTTCTTTAACAATGCACCACAACAAGAGCAGATTGAAAATACTATAGATGTAGACTATACAGAAGATAAAGATGAGTAACAAACAAGAAGTAAAGATACATGAGAAGTATATACCACTATGGCAAGCCCCAAGTAGGTACTTTGTTGTAACAGGAGGTAGAGGTTCAGGTAAATCTTTTGGAGTAGCTGTTTTCTTATTGAATTTAACCTATGAGCAGGGTCATAAGGTGTTGTTTACACGATACACTATGATTTCTGCTCAAACCTCTATTATCCCTGAATTTATAGAGAAGATAGACCTTATGGGTGTGTCAGAAGATTTTAGAATAACTAAGGATGAGATTATAAATCTTACCACAGGAAGCTCTATTATTTTTAAAGGTATCAGAACATCATCAGGAAATCAAACTGCAGCCCTGAAGTCTTTAAATGGTGTTACTACATTTGTTTTGGATGAGGCAGAAGAGCTTATAGATGAAACTGTATTTGATAAGATAGATTTCTCTGTAAGAAGTCAGTTAAAGCAGAACAGATGTATATTAATATTAAACCCAACAACAAAAGAGCATTGGATATACAAAAGGTTCTTTGGTAGTAGAGGCGTTATAGATGGTTATAATGGTTCTGCAGATGATATAACATTTATACATACAGATTATAGGGATAACAAGAGCAACCTGTCTAAGTCATTTCTTAATCAGGTTATGGACATGAAGGCAAGGAGACCTGACAAATACCAACATCAGATATTAGGTGGTTGGTTAGCTAAGGCTGAAGGTACAGTATTTAGAAATTGGAGGGTAGGGGATTACTTACAGACAGAACATAGCTGTTATGGGCAGGATTTCGGTTTCTCTGTGGACATTACAACCCTTGTAAAAATATCAGTAGACAAAGAAGATAGGAAGATGTGGATTAGGGAAGTGTATGGTAAGCCTAACCTAAGCACAGAAGAGATAGCTGTCAGAAATAAGATGGAGTGTGGTATGGATTTAATTATTTGTGATTCTGCAGAACCAAGACTTATTAATGAGATAAAGAGGAAAGGTGTTAACATCAAACCTACTATTAAAAGACAAGGAAGTATATTAAGTGGTATAGCCTTGATGCAAGACTTTGAGATAATAGTGGATAGAAACTCTCATGGTATTATAAAGGAGCTTAATAACTACACATGGCAGGATAAGAACTCTAAACCTATAGATGGCTTCAATCATTACCTTGATGCTGCAAGATATGCTTTACAATATTTAGTTCAGGGAGTTAACTCAGGAAAATATGTTGTGAGGTAGATATAAATATATTTATTTTTTTTCCTGTAATTATTTTTTTTCTGTAAACCTCTACTCTTAAACATAGTAGGGGTTTTTTGTTTCTCTTAAACATAGTACCCTATTTCTATCCTCTTAAACATAGTAGGGGTTCTTAAACATAGTAGGGGGTCAAGACTGATTTCTGTTGTTTTTCTTGAATGTAGGAAAAATCCTACAAATGTGAAATAAATGTTAAAATGTTTGCACAATCCAAATAAAAGGTTATTCGCATGTGCGGGTTTCATTATATAAGTCATTAAATACATTTGAAACATCATGAAACAAAGGTTTCACTTAATAAAATGTTAAAAATGAAAAAAAAGTGTATTTTTTTCTTGCA